ATCAGCTTCAGGGTCGGTTTCAGCTTCTGCCTCACTCAGCCCTTCCGCCTCCGCTTCAGCAAGTGGAAGTGCAAGTGCATCGGCATCTTTAAGCCCTAGCGCAAGTGGGTCCGCTAGTGCATCAGTCTCAAGATCAGCCTCGGCTTCTGAAAGTGCATCGCTTTCACCCAGTGGTTCTTTAAGCCCATCTGCCTCTGAATCTAAATCCGCCAGTGTTTCAGAGTCAGCAAGCGTATCTGCATCGGAATCTAAATCTGTTTCGGCATCGGAAAGTAAGTCTGCCAGCGCCAGCGAAAGTAAATCCCTTTCCCCAAGTGCTTCAGAAAGTAAAAGCGAGTCTGCGTCTGCCAGTGCCTCAGCTAGCGCTAGTGAGTCTAAATCTGCTTCGGCTTCAGTTTCAGCTTCTGAAAGTAAAAGTGCTTCCGCCAGTGCTTCTAAATCGGCTAGTGCTTCAAAAAGTCCTTCCGCTTCAGCAAGCGCCAGTCCAAGTGCAAGTCCATCCCAATCTCCTATAGAATATGTTGATAAATACTCAGCTACTGGAAACACTTATGGTGATAAGTATTCAGAGTTAGGTAATGATTATGAAGCAAAATACAAGGAGTGGGATGCGTTACCCAGCTCACCAGACTAGACTAGAAATAAAAACATAAGGTAATCTAAAAAATATGCAAACGTACACAGTTAAAAGTTTTGAGGGCGGAATTTCGTCATTCAATGACAGAGGTATCCGTGGCGCTTTTAAGTTCGCAAGCGGAATTGATATACGCAAGGCAAATGATACCCTTTCTTGTGGACAAGCACTTAAAGAAGAAGGACTTTTTGATACCAGCCATTCACAATCTGCCTCCGTTTCGCAAAGTTCATCCCAATCGCCTAGTGCCAGCACTAGTGCTTCTAAAAGTCCCAGCGGATCAGTTTCACCTTCTCTATCACCTAGTGCTTCAGCCTCAAGAAGCGCCTCTAAAAGTTTAAGCCCATCAGCTTCATCTTCACCTTCTTCTTCGGTTAGTCCTTCTCTTTCTCCATCAGCAGGGCTTAATAATGTATATGTTGATTTGATTATCGCTTGGGTAAAAGCATCGGATGGCAACACGTACGGATTTGGGAACGCCGGGCATATTTATAGACGGTATCCCGATGGATTTACAAGAATGGTTTATACGGACGCAGACGGGGCAATTAAAGGAGCTATAGAAAAACCCTCAGATAGCGGTACAACATACCTTCAATGGGCTACTGCTACTTCAATAAAGCGAAAGCCTCTGCCTGGTTCGTCAACTTGGGGTGATGTAACTGAAATAGCAGATAACTTAACGGGTACTGACTGGCACACAATGAAACAGGTAGGCGGAGCAAACTATATCGCTAATGGATCTAAACTCGCATTGGTTGGATATGACGATTCGTGGACTAATGAAGCACTTGACATAATTCCCGGAAGACTAATAAAAACCATTATTGAACGCAACGGTAGGGCAGTTTCCGGTACGTACCCTGCCGGTTATCCCAATAAAGGAGTAAATGGAGCAATAGATTGTGAGTATCCTCTTGTTCAGATAGGAGATGACGGAAATTTGTTTTTTGCGAACTTCACTGATTCAATGCCTGTTAAAAGATTCCCGGGCGGGGGCAGAGTAAATCCGGGAGGAGTAGCAAACGAAGTAGACCAGATTGAGATATTTGATTGGGTATTCGGAGCTGATAGCTGGGTGGATCGTCAATCATTGGGAAATATGTCTATCTGGGGAGTATTTGACGCTGATTCAGGTAAAAATGGTCTTTATTATTACGGGCGTAAAAATAAAGAACAGCCTTTTACCATGAATCTTGAGTATGCCTTGGATGTAGACGAAATAGGCGCTGTAGTCAATATAGACGGAACTACTATAGCTTCATATAAAGACGGGGATGATTTTGGTGTAAAGGCCGTAGATAGTACTGCAAAGGCTCAGGGGACCTGGGAAGGGTTGGAATATAGGACGCCGATTAAGAAAGCAGAACAGATTACAAAATTTGACCGTGTTGAAGTGTTTATGGATGAACTGCCCGTAGGGTGTAGTGTTTACTTCTATTATCAGAAGAATAAATCCGGTGATTGGGTACAGGCTTATACAGCAGATGGAAACCAAGCATTTACTTCAACAGGTGGAAAGAAAGCGGTATTTAGAATAGGTGCAGAAATGGACATATACGAGCCGCGAATAATTATGACTCCCAGCGGAAATACTACCCCGGAGATTTTCAGAATTATCACCTACTTTGAGTAATATGAAAGATAAGAATTTTGAACCGGAAATTGTAAGCGAGAACCCTTTTCCCGGAGAGGTCGTACAGCCTGTTCTATCACAAGCTCAAGCTGTGGGAGAAGGAAACTATGCCCCAACTGCTACAAAAGAAAAAACTTTTCCTAAAAAAAGAATAGCGGTTGAATTATTAAGTACAGCGCTTAATACCAGAAGTCGCAAGATACTTGAAGAATTTGACCTTCAGCAATCCGGGGGGTTTCAAGTTGGTGATTTTAAGAAAGGAATTTCGGGAGATTTAAGAATTACACCCAATGGATTAACTGCAAGAGATATAGCAGGAATAACTACCCTTGCGATAGACGGAACTACGGGAGATGCGGTATTTAAGGGAGAAGTACGGGCAGGAAGTTTAGTCTCTGATGCTGAAATTGAGGGCGGAAGTATAAATATCAATGATAAGTTTACCGTTGATGCTGAAGGAAATGTTGTGGTAACTAAAGGCAATATCACGGTAAAAGATGATACTGAAACCACAATTATAGATGCAACAGGATTAGTAAGTACAGCTAATTTTGCAGCAGATAGCATTTCTCAAACAGCTTCATTTTCTACTACAAACCAGTCGTTTGTTGATGTAACAGATATGACTTTATCATTTACGCTGGCAAGATCATCAAAAGTTTTGATAGGAGCTTCAGTAAGAGGCTATAGCCCGGATTCATCTCCTACAAATATAGTTACACCTATTTCTATAATAGACCTTGATGGTTCTCAAGTTGCAGGAGAAATGTCTACTCCTTCCATTGAAGAAACGGCAGGAAAATATTTTACTACGTCTTCAACAACTATAGTTTCTACTATCGCATCCGGAAGTCATACTATAAAAATACAATTGAAATCTAGTTCGGGAGGAAATGTGACTTTGGGAGGATCAAGAGTATTATGGTATGTCGTTTTAGGAAAGTAATATGAATAGATTATTTATTATTATCGTATTTTTGATATTCATTTTATCATTGGTATATTGGCCGCATAAAACGATTATTGATATATGGGATAATCTATACTGTATCAAGACAAAATGTTATACAATCCAAGACAAAGATTATACAACTTCGTATTGTTTTTCACGACATAACGAAACTATTTGTATAGTAAACCACTAATCCTCTTGCCATAAAATAAAATCATACTCTACTCTTACAGCATGGATACACTAGCGGATATCAGGGCAGCGATCCAAGATGATCTTACCATAGGAGACGAAAGTACCCTTTACTCTCCTAATCTTATTGATCGGGCTACAAACCGAGCGTACCGAAAGGTAGGAGCGTTATTCCCCTGGCCTGAACTTCAGGACGCTAAAAAGACTTCAACTCAAGTAAATCAAGAGTATTATGACTACCCTACAAATTGGAGGTCAAATTCAATTTGGAAACTAACTATATTAGATTCTGATAATAATGATGAAAGATATGGTGAAGACCCCGATGGGAGCCCGCTTTCTTTTGACGACTACTTGAACTGGAAAGAGGATAATCCCGACTCAACCGACAAGAAATGGGCTAATCAATGGAGAAGGTTTTTTATCTGGCCCGTACCTACGACTCTAGGAAATAACAATATCCATGTCTGGGGAATAAAAGTCCCCGCTTCTTTGAGTGCAGATAGCGACACAACAATTTTTACCTACTCCACGCCAGAGGCGAATGAAGCGATAGAACTAGAGGCAGTTGCTATTCTTAAATCTAAGGGAGAAGATGATAAATCTGCTCAATTTAAGAGTACTGAGGCTAAACAGATATTGATAGGCGCTTGGGGAAAGATTGCAAGAGAACAGGCAAAGTATGAAAAGATAAATCCGTTTTTTGACGTTCCGGATTATTTTAATAGAAGTAATGAAGGACTTAAAAAAGATATGACAGGATTATTTTAATTATGGACCCATCAATAGTAAATTATCTAAAAGCACAAGGCCAGCCGACTGACTATGCCTCAAGAGCGCAACTTGCCGCTTCTAAGGGTATTAGTGGATATGTTGGAAGTGCCCAACAAAACACCCAGCTTTTGAATATGTTAAGAGGCGGTGCTACTGGTGCGCCTATAGCCCAACCTGCAACTCCTCAAGGTCAACCTACACTTCAACCCGTACCTCAACCAGTTCCTCAAGGAGCAGGCGGAGGAGATACGGAATTACAACAACTCGAAAAAACTGATAGAAATCCTATTCAAGAAACACGGTATCAGGAATTAGTTAAGCAACAGCGATCATCATCCCAAGTACCAGGACAAACACCTGTATTTAATCAGCCTTCAATTAATTTCCCTGAAATATATGAAGGATTGATTGCCTCATCAGGCATTAAAGATGTAGAAACTGATCTTGCTGCTAAAACTGACGCATATAACGCACAAGTCGCAAAAATTAAAGACAACCCATATTTATCCGAAGCAACTATGACTGGAAGGTTAAGTAAATTAAAGGATAAATTCAATGCAGATTCAACGCTTGCACAGAGTAATATTGCCATGAAAAGAGCAGATGTAGAAACCCGACTTAATTTACAAACTAAACAATTTGATATTCAAAGCCAGCAAGCACAACAAGCAATAAGTCAAGCTAACAATATGTTGCAAGCCGGGATGTTAGATAATGCTTCGGGTGAGGATATAGCTAACTTAACTCGTGCTACCGGAATAAGCAGTAGTATGTGGCAAAGTGCTATTAGTGTCAGGAAAAAAAGTAAAGAAAAACAACCCAATACACAAGTTGTTCAGTCTACCAATGACGCTGGTGTTGTTACTGTAAGCGTTGTCAATACCGATACAGGAGCAATTATAAATCAAACAAGTCTTGGAGCAATCGGAAATGTGCAGCAAGGAAAACAACCGACCGAATCGGAAATTAACCGTACTGCTGTTTCCGATATGGAGAGAACATTAAGTGAATTGGGTGGTGAAGATCAAATTGTGAGTCCTACAGAATGGAATGAAGCAAGGCAAGTTTGGATTCATGCTGGTTATAATCCAGAAAATTTTGACTCATCATTTGCGTCACAACACATAAATTGGGGTTATAATACAGAGAAATATATGTTAAGTCCAACATATAAAAAATTGGTTAATCCTCATGGAATATAATTATGGCAATTCCTTTATATGGAACCTTCAGTAAATTTTCTCAGGACGATAAACAGCTGACACCGACACCTTCAGTAAAGACGACTGAAATTACCTCTCCTTATTACGGTGTTTTTTCTAAAATTGGTCAAGAAGTAACAGTTCAGAAAAAATCGTATCCTACGCTCCCAGTTACACCACAAATTCAAATATCAGAAGCAAATACACTGGATACATGGAAGAAAATTGCGGAAGATTTTACCATAAGTGCAAAAAGTACTCTATCCTCTTTTTTCGGCAAGAAAGAAGTCATCTCGCCTATTCAAGAACCGTCCGTGCAAAAACCCATTGCGCCAGTAGCAAAGTCAGAAAAAAGTACCGCTCGGAAGGTTGCCGAAGTGTTATTCCCAGCAATCAAAGACCCACAGCAGGAAATTGAGAAAGTCCAGAAATACCTGCAAGACAATTATGATAGCACGATTACAAAAACACTGGCATTTGTGCAGAAGAAGGTAGAAGAAGATTTTGTAAAGCGTCCAGCAGTATACGGATTTACCAAAAGATTAACGCAGACGTTTATCGGTAATACGAAGTCGTTTGACGAATACTGGAATACCGAGACATTTGCCCCGAAAGATTTTTGGGGGGAAACACAAGCGACGATCGGAGAAATACTTGCCGGAGTTGCGACTATGTATTACGGCGGTCAAGGACTTCGTGCGATTGGCGCGGCTCGGGCAACACTTCCTATTCTTTTTACCAGTATCGGTCAACTAAGCCAACCTGTCGGAACAACCGTACAGGATAGAATTAAGAGGTTTTCTAATGATTTGATAACTGCGTGGTTATTTGGGAAAGTACCGCTAACGTATAAAGGTGCGATTCCTGCAGGGTTTCTTTTGTATGGCTCGGCAGTTGTAGATAAATTGACAAAAGGGATGCCGCCAAAACAGGCATTAGAAACGTCATGGACAGCCGGAATAATCGGCGCGTTGTTTCATACTACGAATGTGGCTTACCGTCAGCTTACTAGCGCAAAGTTTTTGGAGCGCGGTGAAACACTCACACCCGCAGATATCCGGAACCGGGCAGACGGATCAAGTATCCCGCCCAAAAGCAAAGCCGCCTTTCGTAAGATTGCAGATCAGGCCGAAGCCATGGGTAAAGATGTGAAGATTGAAGTCATTGCCTCCCAGGAATCTCTGGCGGCTAAAGTCGTCGGTAAGGGCATTGTGGAATCTATAACCGGCAAGCCCCAGGAGATAAAGCTCAAGAGCGGCGAGGGGACCGATTATATTCTTCGCGTGGAGTATGTAGATGCCAAAGGAAAGCTCCCGGGAGAAGCCGGTAAGCCAGGAGAAGCAAAAGTGTCTGCCGAGCCAAAGCGTATCGCAGAACAGGCAGGTGTGAAAGAGACTCC